ACCACCAGACAATGTCAGTAGCAAATATGATATCTGGGAGAATGACTTTTTTAAAATTGTCATTTACAACAATGATAGGATGTTCTGATTCTTCTGCTATTCTAATCTGTTCATCTGTTAAACTTGGACCGCTTGCAACACAGATGACAGTCTGGTCTTTAAATCTTTTATCCATAGAAGTCCCTATAAAGCATTCTAACACCATTGAATTTATAGATGATTGAACATACATATATTATCTCTAAGTAGTGTTAGAATGCTTGCTACACCTTAGAACAAACCGATACCTTTACAGTCATTCTCATAAAATTCATGAATACTTTCATCAACAATAATGTCTTTCTTTAGAATTTTATCGAACAGAGCAAGACCTTCAAGTGTCCTCATGCGAGACAAAGCAACGTATGTCTGGCCATGACAGAATGCACCATTACCTAAATGAATGATTCCGTGATCCAAAGATTGCCCTTGACATTTATGAATCGTAGCTGCCCATCCGTGTTTTAGCGGATATTGAGTATACGAGCCAACAGGATACTGATACAAACCCTTATCTTTGCTTGCTGCATATTCCTTTTCTTCCCAGCGATACTTTTCAACAAGAATCTTAGACTCATCGTGTTCAAGAATGACTTCAATCTTATCTCCGACGAATCCAACAACATATCCAGTCTGGCCATTCTTAAAGTCATCATGATTTGCTGTAAAGATAATCTTTGTACCGAACTTCAGCTTCAGATCAAATGGAGATGGCTCAGCACCGAACTTACCTTTCTTAGCGGCAGTAAAGACTTTTTCTTTTTCGTCAAGCTCTTGATAGTTCTGTTCATTGATTGCATTTGCTGCTTTGTTGGTTGTGCATAGAAACACAGGGTCTTCATCAAGCACTTGCTCTTTATTTTCCAGACCAACATTATTGAAGAAGCTAACTGACTGTTCCCAGCCTTGAACTTTATTACGAATCTTCATGAGATTACTGATAAAGTCTACATCATTTTGTCTCATGATCTTGTCTAACGGACAATGCTCAAACTGAGCTTCAGACCATGTTGAATCAGTAAATGCAAATGGAGAATCAAAATGTTCGTCGAAGAATTTCTTATCTCGTGGTGTTAGAACTGGTGATAGTTGATAAAAGTCACCAACAACAATGATTTGCAAACCGCCGAATGGAGAATGCTTTAAGCGACGAATCTTGCGAAGCTGTTGATCAATTGCTCGAAATAGATCAACTCGCACCATCGAAATTTCATCAATGACAATACGCTTTACTGGACCGTCTTTGTCAAAGACTTCACGAGTCGATTCATTGATCTGGCCGTGATCCTTTTTCCAAAGAACATTGAAAGGAAATTTGAATGTTGAGTGAATAGTAGCGCCGTCAATATTTAGAGCAGCAATTCCTGTAGGAGCTAGGAATACGGTTGATTCACCAAAATGTTTACGAATATGGTTGACTGTTACAGATTTACCAACACCACCTGGACCATCAATAAAAATATTTTTGCCTTCAATTACTTTCTTAGTAATTGCCAATTGATCTTCATTTAGTTGCATGTCTTCTCCATTTATAAAAGTGGTGGGCCAGCCTGGATTCGAACCAGAGACCCGTTATTTGGTGGTCCTTGCCGGACTCGAACCGACATTTCTCCAATTATGAGTTGGGGGTTTTATTCCTGTTTAAACTAAAGGACCGTTATACATTAAATCATTTATATCAATTTCATCTAGTTTATAAATTAACGATGAATCTATTATATATAAATCCCCACTAAAGTAAAACCATTTCGCCTCATCCCTGTCTGTTTTATACCCCTTAACTTCAATATAAAGGCCCTTAAATAGGGTTGAATTTAATCAACCCATATAATTAAGCTGCTTTATTCTTAACATTACCAATTGAGTACTTGGATTCAAAAACCCATGACTCACGTTCTTTATACTTGACTACCTTCAAGCGACGTGGAGAACAAATAGGACGCTCAGCATTATCAGTGATTGGCTTGATGAGATTCCAATCAGTGAGATATTTTACAATAAGATTACGACGACCGACGTCTTCTTCCGAAAGTTCAGCAGCCTTACCGTCTAATGCAAAGAGCTCCTTAAAGTGGCAAATGTAGTATCGTCTTTGCTTGTGCAAGATGTGAGCTGTCTGAATCAATGACTTAGTGTCACGCTTTGGTATACCCATACGCTCGAGAGTTTCTTTTACTTTACGAAACCCATCTTCAGGAGAATCAACGAAATTGATTTCAACCATATTAGACAAAACTACTTGACGATCAGTGCGAGTATCATACTTCATTTTTTACCACCTTTACTTTTAAGTGTTGCTTCAATTTGTTTTACTTCATCTTCAGTCATTAGATCAAGATATTCAAGAGCACGTTCGTTTCCAATAGCGTATTGCTCTTTGATGTAATTTATAACATCGACATTACGATTTTCTTGCTTTGCCCACTTTCCATAGCGCTTCTTTGCATCGATTGAATAGAACATAAAATCATGATGCATTTCTTTGCTAAGAGATGGTCGTTTGTTCATTTCATTTGCTAACATAATTGTATCAACATGCTGGCTGAATGCTTTATTGATCATAAACGGTGCATACACAGCAGCAGTATCATCATTAAACAAATATTTCTTGTCTGACGATATATCGTTTACGAGATCAAACAGACCAATCTTTCGTTCTTGCTTTTCGTCTAGCTTTCGTTGCTTAGCCACGATTACTTAAACTCCAAGGAAGTCATCATTTCTGTGCACATTGCAGCTAAGTGCAATTCTTTACTAGCAACAGATGAATCGTACCGCTGATAATCTTCTAGGATCATAATAGCATCTGGAATCGAAGATGAATCAACCCACTGCTTTAAAGACTTAAAGATATTTTCGTACATAGACGAAGTATCGTTGTCTTTGTTATCCTCTGCCCATTGAAGAGCCTGCTTAGCTTTCTTGTTACGAATAGCTTCGATGAGAGCTTCGATTGAGACATCTTCTAATGTCATCAGAACGCCTTCATCAATTTTACCATGTCGAGCATACTGTTGAAGAGTACCGAGAATTTTTCGATTATCTGGGAACAGTTTCTGTACGACACTAGCAATGACACGTTCTTCATACTCGACTTTTTCCATGTCAAGAATGTCAACTACTCGCATAAACATTTTAGCTTGCATCTGTTCCAATTCTTTCTTATCAGCATTGAAGTCAACACCAACGAATCGAGAATGGAGAGCAGGAATGATACGATTCGGATAGTTCGCAGTCATTACGATTGAACATGACTTTGAATATTCCTCAGCAGCATTACGCAAAGCAGCTTGTGTACCAGGTAATAGGTGGTCGGCCTCATCTAGGATAAAGCATTTACCATTTCCTGACATTGACACTGTACTTGCAAATGATGCGATCTTTTCTCGAATAACATCTAGACCTCTTTCATTCGAAGCGTTTACGATCATGTAGTCGAGATTAAGTTCTTTACATAGAACACGAGCGAGGGTTGTTTTGCCCGTGCCTGGACCACCATAAAACAAACAATTCTGAATATGACCTTCTTTGATCATACTCTGAGCTTCTTTCATAGTAGAAGTTTTGAGAATACATTCTTTCAGATTCTGCGGGCGATACCGTTCAACCCAAAGTGATTCATTCTGTAGCGATGTTACAGCCATTTAATATACTCCGTCATTTGTTTGGTGCGGAACAGCATTATATACCATTCTGCACCATCATGTATAATGTATTAAGAACCGTACTTGGAATTCGCATTAAGAGCGATCCAGAATTCTTTACCGCTCTCAGCTTTTACATTTGAGATTTTCTTTTCGGAGATGGTGAAGTCAAGATCACCTTCGCCAAGCAAGACAGGGATATTCTGTTGATCCAACTTGTAGAACATTTCAAACTCAGTGTCACCGTCCATCAGTTCGATAGAAAAGTTATTGGTTTGATTGTCATCACCGTTATTTTTGTTGAATGCAGACAGAGTGATCATTTCACCGTCACATACGAATCCAACAAAGTCGAGCTTCATTGTCTGTGCTGCTTTCATAACAGATTGAAACTGATCTTTAGTCACGGCGACTTCGATGTCAGATGAAGGCAGCTTAGGCACTTTATCAACATACGATGTTACAAACTGTGGATCAGCATCAATATATCGAAGCTTCTGAGTTCCATCTTCGGATTTGATCTGAACGTATTTGTCATTTGAGAAATCAAGGATAGGTTTGTCAATGATTCTAACAACAGACAGGAATTCGCGA